GGTAGGAATATATTTGAAATGGTTTATTTAAACAAAGCTATACCTGACGGCATGAGTTTATTTACCGCAGAGAGTGTAGACGCGTGTTTAGATACATCAAGAAAACTAGGAGATATACCTCCGCATACTGCATTGATTGCAGGGTTAGATCCCGCAAGTACGGGGTATCAAGCAGCGGTGCTTTGGGCGTATAATGCAAAAACGCAACAAGTATGGCTAGTTGATGTCAAGAATGACCAGGGTGGTGGTATACAAAAAGCACATAACTTAATGAAAGAATGGTATGAGAAATACTGGTTAAGTCATTGGGTAATAGAGGAGAATGGTTTCCAACGTGCTATTGGACAAGACAGAGAGATTAGAAACTGGGCAGCAGCACATGGTGTACGACTAGAAGGACATCAGACATACAAAAATAAATGGGATCCGACTTTTGGTGTAACCAGTATGGTTGGTATGTATGAACAACAGAAGATGAACTTACCATGGGCAGACGCACAAACAAAACGCAAAGTAAATATCCTTAGACAACAGTTACTCTACTTTTCACAAGCAGGTGCTTCTAACTCCCGTAATGTAAAAACTAAAACTGACTTAGTTATGGCAAGTTGGTTCCCAATGAAACGTATACGCACAAACGTAAAAATCATGCTATCAGAAGTAGAGAGTGACTATACTCCATCTTATAGCTATTACAAGCAAAGCGAACACAATGAGGTTTTTTGGTAAATGTTAACACCTGACGAATTACTTATTAAGACGGACGACTTAAAAGGCATGCACGAACATAGTGGACACTATGAGTATCGTGATAGAGTGCGTTCTATAATGAATGGCGGTAGCAATGGTATCGCAGCATTACTAGGTAATGACGCTAAAAACTATGACACCGACTTACCAATCCCTAACCTTATCAATTCAGGTTTAGAACATCTTGCACAGAAACTAGGGCGTATGCCTGACATTAAAGTTGACCAGTATGCAGATAGCGAACGAGCAAAAGGCAAAGCAGAAAAACTAGAACGTATTGTTTCTAGCTTAGACGGTAACTCTAAGATGGATATGCAAATGCCACAAGCTGCACGTTGGTTACCTGGTTATGGTTTTTGTGTATGGATTATACGACAGAAGATGTCGCCAGACGGTATCATGTACCCTCATGCAGAACTTAGAGATCCTTATGATTGTTACCCAGGATATTATGGTCCAGACCAAGATCCTAAAGAATTAGCACTTATACGTGTAGTGCCTACTGCAGTTATTAAACAGATGTATCCACAAGCACAAGTGATGGTTGATGAAAGTAGTCAGTTCCCATCAGGTTATAGTAAGTTTAAATACCATGACGGTTTCCAAAGAAGTTGGGATAACCAACTAGCTGACGGTGTTGAATTAGTTGAGTACTACAACGAAGAAGGTACTTACGTATTCCTACCAGATACAAAACAGATTTTAGATTATACACCTAACCCACTCAAATCAGGTCCAAGGTTTGTTATCTCTAAGAGATTTAGCTTTGACAGATTGACTGGTCAGTATGATCATGTATTAGGTTTGATGGCAGCAATGGCAAAGATTAACGTCTTATCTATTATTGCTATGGAAGATAGTGTATTCACAGAAACCAATATTATTGGAGAACTAGAGAGCGGTAACTATAAGCGTGGTAGATTATCAGTCAACTACCTAAGCCCAGGTTCACAAGTATCTAAACCACCTAATAATATTCCGTATCAGTTGTTTACACAGATTGACAGGATAGAGAGACAACTACGTGTTGGTTCTAGCTATCCAGTAAGCGATGACGCTATATCCCCTAACTCGTTTGTAACAGGTAGAGGGTTGCAAGAACTATTATCGTCCGTTGATCTAAACGTCAAGGAATATCAGTTAGCACTTAAAACAGCAATGGAAGAACTAGATTACAAACGTTTAGAGATGGACGAAGCGCTTAATGGTCAGACTAAAAAACCTATGGCAGGTTACTTAAAAGGTACAGCTTTTGCTGAACAATATACACCTGCTACAGATATTAAAGGTATGTACAAAACAAGACGTATCTATGGTGTCATGGCAGGATTTGATGAACCTACTAAAATTGTTTCTGGACTGCAGTTACTACAAGCAGGTATTATAGATAAAGAAACTTTACAAGAAAACATGGACGGTTTAGATAACGTACAAAAGATTAATGATAGAATACTTAAAGACGAAGCAGAACGTACATTGTTTGAGACATTAAAAGTACAAGCTAGTCAAGGAGATGAGAAAGCAACTATGGCGTTAGTACAGATATATAAGAACCCAAATAGTATGCAAGCAATCTTAGATAAATTTTACACAGCAGAAGATCCAGAGATACCAGAACCAGAAGCAGCATTGTTAGGTCAGGATCTAGGGGGTGGAGAACTAGCAGTACCACAAGGACCTGCACCAGACATTAGATCATTATTACTAGGAGGTGGACAATAATGCCTGAACCAAAAGAAAATACAAACATGCAGTTTGCAGATATTTGCGAGACATCATTATTTGATATTTGGCAAAGAACTACAGAATACTTAGACGACTATGAAGCATTCTTGTTAGAAAATGATGAACAAGAAACAACAATATCTTCATTCCCACAGGGTATGGTCGTACAATATATACCTAACGGTATCATTATCATGTTTGGACCACAAGAAAATTTAGGAGAAGAATATGGGTATTGATAGTAGTAGGCAAAATGGAAGACGTGGTGGTGTTAAGAAACCCGCTGCAGTAAGTGGTCCTGGTAAATTATCTAGAAGAACTGATAGTGTTGCACCTACTATTGATGAGGTGCGTGCTATGGTAACTGAAAGTGCAGGAGAAGAAAAAGCACTCGTAGAACAAGTTAGAGAAGGTAATATAAATGCACCACAAGAAGAAACAGTTGTACCTGCAGGACAAGGACAAATAGTTCCAGAAGAACCTGGAGTTATAACACCTGTACCTGGTGGCGTAGGAGAAATATTTGGACAAGGAGATGGTACTCCTATTAACACATTTTCTAGTATGCAAGAAAGAGAAAGTACTTTGCTAGAACCAGATGACTTAATGTTAATTAGAGCAATGGTAAATATAAATCCTACATCTGAACTTATTAATTTATTACAAACAGCAGAACAAAAGATAAATAGAACACCAACACAATTAGGTTAATTTATGGGTGTATTTCATAATGACAACCCTAAAACTGAACAAGACTTGTACAAAGAATTACAGGGTAGAAAAACACAATGGAACAGAGCTAAAGCTAGCGTAACTAGAGAAGACGCAGTAAGAGCTTCGACTATTGCACAGTTATATCCTAACTTCTCTCCTGATGTAATTACTTCATTAACTATGTTAAAAGTTAAACCAGAGGCAGAAGTATTACGTACATTATCAGAACGTGTTTTAGAAAACAATAAAAAAAGTTTAGTGGATAAAGTATTTGATCCTCTTAAAGGTGCAGTACGTTTTGGCTTACTAGGACTAGAAGACTTATATAGAACAGCAGTAGATAGACCTATTAACTCTATGATTGCTGCAACTATTGGAGATAATGCAGAGGACTTAACTTTTAGAGACGCGTATGCACAATCGGGTAAATCAACAGTCAAACAAGTATTTAGTAACTTAGCACAAGGTAAAGAAATAAATTTAGGAGAAGGGTTACTACCTAATTCAGAAGTATTCGATCCAGAAAATCCTAATAGTAAATATTACGATGAATATAAATATTTAGTGCAGTCTGGGTTTGATAACACACGTGCGCAAAACATTATACAAAATCAACTAGGTTCAGCTATTACAGATATAGATAGTCGTATGCAGGAGGAGAGCGGACAGTTTAATATATCAACACAACTAGGAACTGGAGAAACTGTTAAAACACCTATCTCGTTAGGAAGAACTGTAGCATTAGGTGTTACAGAACCAGGTACTAAAGGGTTTAATGTTGTATCTGGAATACTAGACGCAGGCAAGGCATTGTTTCTTGATCCATCTAACTATTTAACTATGGGTATAGGTGCAGCAAGAAAAAGTGCTAAAACGTTAAGAGCAAGTGATCAAACAATATCAATGCTTAAAAAAGTAGATACAAAGTTTACACCTGCAGAATTAAAACAATTAGGTATTGTAGAGCGTGGTTTTGGGCTACCGTTTATATCATCTAAATCAGTTACTGATTATTTACAAAAAGATCCTGGTGGTATGAAACTTGTTAAGTACATGTCAAACATTACATCAGATAGTAAGTTTATGGACATTACAGGTATAGAGGATCCAGAAATAGTTGGTAAGTTTATGCAGATTACACAAGACTTTACTAAATCATCTGCTGATAAACAGATAGAGATGGCACAACTTATAGATCAATCTATTGGTTTTAAGGATTTACCATTTGGTACTACTAAACCTACAGTAGGCGCAGTTGGTAGATTTCTAGGTGGTGCAGCAGAAAGTATTAGCAAGACTGTACCAGAAGGTACTGGTCAATTATTTGGTGCTAAGAAAGTAGCAAAACTTGCTTTAATGGATAGTAATAGTAGAGCAGCACGTATATTTTCTACTTACACAAAAGATTTACCGCTTAGGTATTTAGATAGTGAGAACATAGAAAAAAGCTATGGAGAAGTAAAAAGATGGTTAGATCAAACAGATTTAAATAGGAATAGTAAAGATAAGATATTACGACAAGCTGCAGTACTGCGTCCAGGAGACCAAGCAGGATTGTTTCAAGTTGCTACTTCAATGCTTAAAGAAGTTGGAGATGATTTAGTAGATAACTTTCAAGTGAGCAAACAGGACGCTGACAACTTCACACGTATATTTGCAGAGACACAAGATGACATGCGTAAGTATTTTATAGACGCTTACACAGGTAAGAACGTAAATCATGCAGGTATGAAGATGTCTCCAATAACTATTAGCGGTAAAATGAGAGCAGTACCTGACGCACATTTAACAACAGAGTTTATTAATAGAACTATACCTATGCCAGACGCAGGACAATTAGCTAAAGCTATGAACTCTATGTCTATATTGAGAAGCAAGATGGGTGGTACTAAAGGTATGGACGACTTTCTTAAAAAATATCCTAAACAAATGCAAAAAGGAATTATGGGTAAAAGTACTGATTGGTACTACACAGAGTTTTGGAAACCATTAGTTCTCCTACGAGGTGCATGGTTACTACGTGTTGTAGGAGAAGAACAGTTACGTATGTTTACTAAAGGATATGACACAATCTTTTCACGACCTGCAAGTATCTTATCTTTATCATTGCTTAAAAAAGCAGACGCTAAACAAGCAAAGAAATGGACACAAAAAGATGTAGAGTTTAAAGATTTATTTGGAGATCCTCTTGCAGAAAGTTTGGAATGGAAACAAGGATCATCACGTATGCGTGGTGCTAACAATAATGACGAAGCATTTGGTGGTGCAGAGAGATTTAAAAAACAAAAAACAAAGTTTCGTAAAAAGATGGGACCGCATGACTATGACATTTTAAGTAAACTTGAAGCATTTGCAGGAGATAAAGCAGGTGCTAATAAATTCGTCAGAGCATGGACTAATGAAGTATCTAAGATATACCAAGATGATTTGTTTACATTGTTGTTTAGAGGTAAAAATAATCCTGTAGCAAGAGAAAAAATGTTAAAAGAATGGGTAGAAGGTAAAACACCTAGAACTAAAGCTGTTATAGAGGAGTATGCAAAAGGTGGGCAAAGATACGAGGACATTATGACTACAGCAGGTGGTCGTTATGTTTATGCTAAATCTATAGAAGCCAGGTTACAACAGGTTGCAGGTGGTGCGTTCGATGAAGATGTTGACTTATTAAACGACCTCATAAACAAATTAGAGTTTGATGAAATAGATTTTTCTAAGAACCCTTTTCCACTACGACTAGATAGAACACGTAATGAAGACTTGTTTGACATGATGTTAAGCGGTAAGTTAAATAAAATACAAAAACGATCTGACGG